GCCATGGACGCAAGAGGACGAGAACGAATTGCCGCCTTCTTTACGAAGACCCCTGCCGTGACGATGGACAAAGGCAGGATCCCGTTCATCCAGCGCAAGGATCTGTGGGGCCACATGGCCCTGAAGTTCGAGATGACACCCGCGATGCGTCGCGCGCTTGCGCAGAAACTGGACGACAACGTCGGCCTGATCAGCACGCGCGCTCTGAAGGGCGGCACGATCCCGCGCCAGTATTTCGGACTCGTGCGTGACTGCGTGTATCACTCCATCAACGAGGGGCGCAACCTGCATCATCTCACCGAGCAGCTTCACGAGAAGCTCGCGATCACGCGCAGGCGAGCGGGACTGATCGCGCGAGACCAGAACAACAAGGCCACGTCACTGTTCACACGCACACGGCAGAAGGAAGTCGGGATTGACAAGGCGCAGTGGATGCACACCGCAGCTTCGATCCATCCGCGCGAGGAGCACGCGGAGTGGGACGGCATGGCCTACAACGTGGACGAGGGCATGATGAGCCAGGAGGAGGGTGAGCAGCAGTGGCCGGGAAGCGCGATCAACTGTGGCTGCTTGAGCATGCCCATCATCCCCGGCTACAACGACGAAGGTGACGAATACAGTGAATTCGATGAGGAGGAAGCAGGATGAGCACGCCCGAAGAACTCGAAGCCCAGATCCAGGCCGAGGAGGCACAGATCTCGCAGGACATCACCGAACTTGAGAGTGTTGAGAGTCAGGTGCCGGGCATCCCCACCGATGAGTCCGACCTCGCGATCAACCTCACCAAGTCAACCCTCTTCCCACAGAGCTAGGAGCACACGATGACCGCTATCAACGATGCCGCGACCGCAGCCACTGCTGCCGCTGACAACCTCACCGCGCTGGCCTACGCACAGCAGACTTCCACCCTTCACTTCCAGGCCAATCAGGCGCACAGCCTCGCGGCCAGTGCATGGCTCGCGGTCGGCACTCCCGTCGCCAAGCAGTCCTACCACAACAACCTCGCCAGCGTTCACCTGACTTCCGCGATACAGCTTCGCGCCGCTGGCAAGTAGCACTCACCGCACCACCCACCAAAGGAGGTCTTATGACCCTCATCGAGAAAGTCGATCTGATCACCAGCAACATCACCAAGGCGAATGAAATCTGGACCTCGATGGAGCCGCTCAAGAAGGAGTTCGAGGAACTGTCCAAGCCGCTTCTCAAGTTGGACAAGACGCGCAACTACTTCGGCGTTAGGCCGGACGGCAACGCGCTCGTCGTGAGCTTCAACCAGCAGAACGGGATGCCGGAATTCCGCGAGTGCCTGCCCCTGCCCGAAGAGCAGTTCGCCGCCGACGAGGCTGCGCAGGCCGAGGTGGACCGCATCGCAGCCGAGCAGGCCGCTGTCGCTGCCCCCGCTGACGGAGAACCCACCAACGTGGTGAACCTCACCCCACTCCCCTAACAACAAAATCCTCCCTTGCGGGATAACCACCCGCCTGGAGAACCGCATGAGCACTACGTTTGGCCTAGACTCGATCACCATCGCACTCGACAAGGGGACCGCGCGCCACACCGACGCGAACGGGTTCCTCCACGTCGATGGATGCAACATCAGCAAGGCCACCGTGAACCCGTATCTGGGCCAGGAGATTCCGAACTGGGAAGCTCTCGGCCTAGAGCGGGACAAGAAATACATGCTGCTCAGACCAGCGGACGAACTGAAGAAGGGCGCGGTCACGTTCAACAACCTGCCGTTGATGAGCAAGCACATCCCGCTCGACAAGTTCAACCTGGAAGATCCTGAGGTCAAGAAGTTCTACGTCGGCTCGACTGGCACCGACGCTGAGTTCAAGAATCCCTACCTAATCAATTCGCTGGTCATCCACACAGCGGGTGCAATCAAGGACGTTGAGGATGAGGTCAAGCAGGAACTGTCCTGTGCATACCGCTACATGATCGTGATGAAGGAGGGCACGTTCGAGGGTGAGCACTACGACGGCATCATGACCAACATCGAAGGCAACCACGTCAGCCTCGTGACCGAGGGACGTGCGGGCCACGATGTGGTGGTGCGCGATTCGATGGAGTTCATGCGCTTCAGGCGCGTGGCTGCTCTCGTGCGAGAGTCGCTCAAGGTCTCACCTGCGCAGCGTCTGATGGACGCGCTCGGCATTGACGGTGACGTTCCCGGCCATGAGTTCCACAGCAACCAGCACGTGGGTGGCATGGGCAAGATCAGCAGCACCGTTGGGCGCATGATGTCCTGCGTGAAGGGCGGCGACGGTCATCTGGTCAAGGATGCGGGATTCACATTCAGCGCGCAGACTCGCGAGGATGTCACCAAGGGCATCTCGGTCGGTGTGCACCCGGAGCGCGGACTCGTGATCGATCCGAAGAACATGAGTCAGAAGGAAATGGAGAAGCACACCTCGCAGTGGCTGAAGAAGAATGCGGATGTGTTCAAGGACAAGTCGATGAAGCTCGGTGGCTGGGTGGACCCGAAGACCGGTGAACTCTGCCTCGACATCGTGAAGATCTTCCCGGTGAGCCAGATGAAGCAGGCCATGGCCGCAGGGTCTGAGCATGACCAGCAGGCCATCGCGAATCTGAGCGCGATCCACAAGGGTGACTGGGACCACGCGTTCATCAGCACGGGCGGCACGGGGGCGAAGATGGGCACACATATCTCGAAAGCGAAAGGAGTCGTCCATGCCAAAGCGTAAGGGTGCATACGTGCTGTTCGACTCGGACACACCAGCAAGCAAGATCATCTCCGTGCTCATGGGTCATCACGCGAAGATCGCGGCTGACCGCTCGATCACGGCAGACATCGAGGAGAGGGAAGACGCGGATCCCAAAGAGGGAAAGTCGAAGTATGGCAGCGTCACGTTCGCAGACCCGAAGAACAAGAAGTATCCGCTGGACACGCCTGGGCACGTCCGCGCTGCCGCGAGCTACTGGGGCATGTCAAAGAACCGATCCATGTATTCACAGGAGGACCAGACGACGATCACACACCGCATCGAGTCGGCAGAGAAGAAGTTCAAGATCGGCAAACACGCCGATAAATAACACCCAACCAGGAGGCCTGTAATGGGCAAAAAGTTTCGACAGTTGACTGGCCAGGGGCAGACCGTGAAGGGTGCCTTGGCCTTTTATCTCGCGCCGAAGATGGCCGAAGATATGCGACTCAAGGCGGGGGAACTGGACCGTGTGCTCAAGAGCATCACGCCCACCCGCTACGAAGCGCAGATCAACGGGATCGTCGGGACGATCAAGGAGCAGTTCGGTTCCCGCCTCGCCATGGACGAGAACATCGACGATCTGCCTGAACTGCTGGCCACGCTGATCCCCGCCGAAGGCGAATACGCCATGGACGGCAAGGACTGCGGTGTCGGCAAGGACAGGGCCAAGGACGGCAAGTTCGGTGGCGCGGAGTCGCTCAAGAAAATGATCGGTGCCAAGGACGAAGACGACGACAGCGACGACGATGCCGCTGACGGCAAGCTCGGTGACAAGTTCGAGCAGAACATGGAGAAGATGAAGGCCAAGGCCAAGGACAAGAAGGCCAAGGATGGCGTGCCTCACAAGCTCAAGGAGGAGGAGGACGAGGCCGAGGACGAGGCCGAGGACGGCGAGAAGGAGGACATGACCGAGTCCGCAAAGAAGTGGGCCAAGAAGCTGCTCGGCGGCGGCAGGCCCATGGACAAGAAGCTGAAGGAGGAGGAGGGCGACGGCCAGTCCGCTGATGCCAAGAAGGATGACGAAGACGACTCGGAGATCGACGACGAGGACGACGAGAACGAGGACGACGAAAAGAGCAACGATGAGGAGGGTGAGGAGGAAGATGCCGAGGACAGCAACCCCAAAGGAAAGGACAGCAAGATGAACAAGGACTCCAAGAAGAAGGCTCCGTTCGGCAAGCCCAGTATGGACGCGGCTTTCCGCAGCCTCTCCGCTCTGGCCACCAAGAACGCGATCTCCGATCTCCAGGCCCGCTACGAGGCTCAGGAGGCCGTGCGGCCCTACGTCGGAAAGATCGACGTGCTGGCCTGCGACTCGGTGTTCGACATCTTCAAGATGGCCCTCACCGCGAACAAGATCGACGTGCGCGGCGTGCCTGAATCCGCCTTCCCCGCGATGGTGAAGATGCTCCCTGGCAAGCTGGCCATGGATCAGAAGATCGAACTCGCGCAGGACGGCAAGGGTGACGGCAGCTTCCGCAAAGAATTCCCCAACGCTCCCACTCTGGCTTAGGAGGAGAACAACATGGCTGGTTTTCAGTCTCAAGTCTATACCTACCCCGCCCCCGCAGTGGTCGGTGCTCGCGCGAGCATGAACCCGACCTCGACCATCGCTGCCGGTCCTCTCGGACTGTGCGCGGGTGCTCTCGGCCTCACCGTCGGCAAGTTCGCATGGGTCTCCTACGCGACTGCCGGTGGTCCTGGCGTTGCCAGCAACTTCTCGCCCACCCAGCCCGCGCTCCCCGCTGGCTTCGTGAACAACGAACAGCAGGCTCTGGTCACCACGTGGCTGGGCGTGAACGGTCTGGTGGTCCCTCCGGGCTACCAGTGCACCCTGTTCGGTCGCGGCGACTTCTGGGCAAAGGCCATCTACACCGACGTTGCGGTCGGCAACAAGGTCTACGCGAACCTGTTCAGCGGTGACATCTACGGTGGCGCGGCTGGCCTGTTCCTGACCAGTGGTGGCCCCTCCGACGCAGTCGGTGCCAGCGCGGTCGTGACCGCGACCACCACTGCCGGTTCCTACAGCATGAACGTCACCGCCTTCACCAGCGGCACCCTGGCCATCGGCCAGCAGATCACCGGCCCCGGACTCACCAACGGCAACTACTACATCGAGTCCAGCGGCACCCTGACCCTGCCTGCGAGCAGCGGTTCCGGCACGATCAACCTCACCCAGGCGGCAGTGGCCGCTTCAACCGGTGGCACCTTCAACACCATCGCGAACGTCGGCATCGGCGGCTGCAAGTGCTCCAGCGTGTCTTCGTCATCCTCCACCACGATGACCATCAACACCGTGACCAGTGGCACCATCGTCCCCGGCCAGTTGATCCAGGGCATCACCAGCATCCCCGCGAACAACTGGGTGGCCTCCATCGGCACCTTCAACGGGACCAGCGGCACCATCATCATGGGCCTCGCCAGCACCGGCACGATCACGGCGCAGGCGTGCAACTTCTCTGCGTGGATCGAGACTCCCTGGTATGTGCTCAGTGCCGGGAACGTGGGTGACCTCGTCAAAATCGGCATCCTGAACTAGGAGATCTAACCATGCGGCAATTCACTTCCAAGACCAAGAACTTTGCCAAGTATTATGGCATCGGCGTGGACTCGGGCGAGGCATTCCTCCAGCCTGCCGTGGACATTCGTCGTCCCGGCATCGCGATGGACGATGCCCTCCAGATGGCCATGGACGCACCGGTCAACCTGCTCCAGGCTGGCCTCGTCACCATCGGCAACGCGGGCATTCCCGCGTATCTCGCCAACTACCTCGATCCCGAAGTTGTGCGCGTGTTCACCGCACCGCTGAAGGCCGTCGAGATCTTCGGTGAGCAGAAGAAGGGCGACTGGACCACGGATACGGCTCAGTTCCCCCTGATCGAGTCCACGGGCGAGGTCAGCAGCTACGGTGACGACGACGACAACGGCCTCGCACAGGCCAACGTGAACTGGGAACCGCGCCAGTCCTACCACTACCAGATCTTCACTCGCTGGGGTGACAAGGAACTGGCGAAGGCCGGTCTCGCGAAGATCGACTGGGCTGCGGAGCAGAACGTCTCGTCCGCACTGATCATGAACATCTTCCAGAACAAGACCTACTTCCTGGGCGTCGCTGGCCTGTCCAACTACGGCCTGCTCAACGATCCGTCCCTGCCCGCGTCCATTTCGCCGCTCAACGGTGCGTGGACTTCGGCCACCACGGGCGTGCAGATCTTCGAGGACATCCAGAACATGTTCGTCACGCTCCAGCTTCAGCTTGATGGCAACATCGAGATGGAGGATGAACTGAAGCTTTGCCTGCCGCCCAGCAAGCAGCCATTCCTCTTGACCCCGATGCTGAACACGTTCGGCACCGCGACCGTCAAGCAGTTCCTCAAGGAGGCCTTCCCCAAGCTCCAGATCCTCACGGCTGTGCAGTATACGCTCTCGACCGGCGTGAACACTGCGCAGTTGATCGCACCCAGCGTGCAGGGCCAGAAGACCGGCTTCTGCGCATTCACCGAGAAGTCTCGCTCGCACGCCATCGTGCGCAAGACCTCGTCCACCCACCAGAAGAAGTCCGGGGGCACCTGGGGCGCGATCATCAAAGTCCCCGCTGCCATCGTCACTCTTTCGGGCATCTAGGGAGCCACCATGGCCACTCCTTCCGTCATCGTCTACTGCAAGCTGTGGAATGGTCACACCCTACAGGTGGACCAGAAGCGCGTGCATCTTCGCGGAAGTGCTCACTACCTTCAGCCGAATCCTCACCGCAAGTTCAAGCCCATCCCCGAAGAGGACGTTGTCTTCGGGGCGAGCATGACGCTCGTGGCAGAGGATTTCTGGCTGGAGTGGGTCAAGCGCATGACCGATGGGGGCAAGAAGAAATTCGACCTCCTCGACAAGGAACTGATCTACGCGCACAAGAACAAGACCGATGGGGCTGCGCACGCGCGCAGCAACGAGACCGAGAAGCACGGGACCGAGCAGTTGGACCCGAACTCCAAGGACAACAAGGTGAAGAAGCTGAGTGATGAGGAAGAGCCTGAGTAGGAGCCGTCATGACCGTCGTTGTGTTCAACCCGCAAGCATTCCTCGCACGCTACCCTGAGTTTGCTCTGCTCGATCAGGCTGCTGTGGTGAATGCGTCAGTCATCCAGAACAGTGCCGTGATGGCCATCAACTCGGTCACCAGCGGCACTGTCGCAGTGGGTGAGACGGTCAGCGGCTCCAACCTCGTGGTTCCGAACACGATCCCGCTCGCGGACACCATCGCGAGCTTTGGATCGTTCACAGGGTCCGGCACCGGCACGGTGAATCTCTCCGCGCCTGCGCTGGTCACTGCGAACAACCTTTCCCTCACGCTCTACATGTGGAATCTGCTCACGCAGTATTTCAACGAGGCCTGCCTCTACCTGAACAACACCGATGGCAGCAGGGTTACTGACATCACCCTGCGCACGACGATGCTCAACATGATCACTGCGCACATTGCGCAGTTGAATCTCATCGCGAATGGAGTCGTGGCCAATCCACTCGTGGGCCGGATCACCAGCGCAAGCGAGGGTTCGGTTCACGTCACTGTGGAGGACGGCAAGCCGTCAGCCTACGCGGCGTGGTTCAAGCAGACCCAGTATGGAAATTCATACTGGCAGATCTCCGCACAGTATCGCCGGATGCGCTACCTGCACCCACATGACAACCCCAACTATGACCTTCCTCGCGGAGGTTTCTAGTGTCTGAAAACTCAGTAGAAATTCTTGGACTCAAGGAGCTTGCTACCAAGCTTGCGGAATTCTTTGTGCGCATGCAGGGCAGTCCCACCGTGTCTGTCGGCTTCCACAGCGACGCACAGGCAGGGTGGGCTGGACCGCGTCCAAAAGGACCGGCTGGGGCCAAGAGCGGCAAGCGCAGCGACAACGCGAAGGGCAGTCAGCAACCTGCGGCCATGGTCGCATTCATCCTCAACTACGGCTCGCCTGAGAAGCACATTCCCCCGCGTCCCTTCTGGGATCAGTGGCAGGAGACCTACCGGTCCACCTGGGGGGATCTGGCCGAAGCAGCACTCAAGAATTCAAACATGGATTCCAAGGTGGCGCTGGAGCAGATGGGCATGGCCATGGCCGCGCAACTTCAGAAGACCATCAAGGAATTCACTGAACCTGACGACTCCGACGCCACGAAGAAACGCAAGCAGTTCACGCAAGGAAACAAGGTCTTGATCGACTCGCACAGCATGATCGACAGCGTTGACTACAGGGTGAGCGGATGAACCTGCACGGAATCATTTCAGGCTCGGTAGGTGCCATCAACCCCCAGATGATGGTCAGCTACTATGCCTGCACGACCACCATCACGGCAGCCCCCGGTGGTCCGCGAACGCCCAGCTACGCGCCTGCGCAGCAGGTGCTCGCGCAGGTCCAGGAACTCACTAATGCCGACCTGAAGCATTTGGACGACCTGAACATGAGTGGGCTGAAGCGAAAGCTGTGGTCCTCGCAACTCATGAATGGAATCGACCGGGCCGCAGGGCTGGGTGGCGACAAGGTGGTCCTGCCTGATGGGACCACGTGGCTTGTGGTTCAGATCCTTGAGAAGTTCCCCACCTGGAACAGCGCAGTGATCGTGAAGCAGGTGACTCCATGACCGGCCTCGCGAACCTGCCCGTCGATCAGAGCGTCATGGCCGCAATCCAGGCGTGGGTCATGAGTGTGACAGGACTCGACATCCTGCACGTGATACCTGCGCACGACAACCGCGTGCCGCCACCTGGGACGCCATTCATCCTCGTCTCCCACCTCTCCCGCAAGTCCTACGAAGTCCCAGGTTCCTCCTACAACGGAACCACTCAGGTCGACACCATCAGCACGGGTCTCGACTACGTGTTCCAGATCGACAGCTATGGGATCAACGCATCCGACTGGGCACTCACCATGCAGACCCTGTTTCGGTCCTACCCGACCGCATCATTCTTCGAGGCGTGGGGAATAGCCAACGGCTTCACGATTGATCCGCTCTACACCGACGACGCGACGCACACAGCCATCGTCAACGAGGAGAGCCAATACGAGGAACGATGGACGATCAAGCCGCACTTCTGCGTGGTCTTCTCCGTCGCCACTCCGATGCAGAGCATGACGCAGACACCGAAACCCGGAATCATCAACGTGCAAAGAACCTACCCAATGTAAACGAGGAGCAACATGTCTATTCCTGCCTCAAATATTGTCCAGGTCGTTCCGTCAGTACTGAGCGCAGGCTTGAACCCCCTCGCTCTGAATGGCCTGATCCTGTCCAACTCACCGAACCTCCCGTTCGGCGCGCCCATCAGCTTCCCGAACCTCGCGTCTGTGCTGGCCTACTTCGGTCAGTATTCGTGGACCGGGACTGCGACCTGTTCTGGCAGCACCCTCACCGTCGTGAGCACCACGACCGGAGTCGCTGGCGCGTATGCCTCGCTCGCGGTCGGCATGGAGATCCAGGGTCTGCTCGCGAGTGGGTGCCCTCCTGGCACCTACATCACCGCGATGGGCACCTACTCCACCGTGACCGGCACCGGCACCGTCACCATCAACACCACCTGGACCCAGGCGAGCGCGCAGCCGCTCACCAGCTACTCGCTCGAATACACCATGGCCCTGACCTACTTCAACGGGTTCACCCTGAGCACGATGAAGCCCACGGCCCTGTGGTTCTCGCGCTACTCGCAGGTGGCCGCTCCAGGCTTCTTCCGGGGTGCGAGCGTCCCGGCAGTGGCACTGTGGGGTTCCGCCCAGTGGACCCCCTACACCACCGGCTCCCTGACCATGACCCTGAACGGCTCTGCGGT